GCCGCGGCTCTTGGGGGGGGCCGATTCCCTCGTGCTGTTGGCGGTTGGGATCGTCGTTTTTCGGAGGTCCCTTCTGCCGGGAAGTTGCGGCCAATGGGCGTTCCCACTTTTAGGTGGGACCTATTGGGTCCGCTCCACGAGTGTGTCTATTCGTGGATTGGGCGGAAGGATTGGTGTCTCGTGGGTCCCCCCACGGCCTCTCGGATCGCTGAGGTTTGTCAGTCTGACTGGCAGACTTCTGTCGATCTGGTTGGTGCCACCGACAACCTTAGGGTTGACGTGGCAGACGCCATCCTAGGCGCGCTCCTGGCGCGCTGTGAGTGGGTGCCTGGTCGTGTGCGCCAGGCCGCGTGTGAATCCCTTCTTCCCTCTGTTTTTCTTCCAGGCGATTTGCTCGGCGAGCATGTCGTGTCTGGTCAACAGATGGGAACCTATCTTTCCTTCCCCCTCCTTTGCCTCCAATCGTACGTGGCAGCTCGCTGGGCTGTGCGCGGCGATTCGGATGCGAGGGTGTTAATCAACGGTGACGACTGTCTTATCAGCAGTCGTTCTCCCGTTCCCGCTGAGTCTTACCCTTCTTGGGCGGTTCTCAACGAGTCCAAAACTATGCGCTGTCGCACGGTTGCGGAGATTAATTCCACATGCTTCCTTAGGGATGCGCGTGGGAGGTGGAAGGAGGTGAGGAGCTTGAGAAGGGGGGGTAGTCCTGCTACCCCGGAGGGTGTTTTGCACCGGGCGGCCGTTTGTAGGGCGGCCGGTCCTGTGTGGGAGAAGGCATTTTGCGTCTCTAACGCGAAGTGCCGTTGGAAGTTCCTCCCCTCCCTTCTAGGTTTCGACTTGCGCATCCCTGAGGTGTTCAAGTTGGAATCTAAGAGGAAGGTGAGGGGGTACCATCCGGTTCAACCGGTTGGTGCACCCAAGGACGAAAGGTACCGCCGCGTTCAACGTGGTGATGCTTCGGCGGAGGAGGTGTCGGAGGTGTTGTTCGACCTCTGGGCGAGTGGTGGGCGTTCGTCTTTTGACGGACCCAAGGTGGGATTCAGGACGTTCGATAGGTCCTGGGTCCGACCTTCGCGGGCTTTTGTGGCTGCGCGGGCCATGGGATGGCGTGGTGGGGCTTTGTCCCGCCCACATTATCTCTTTGAGTCACCCAAACTTCCCGAAGTTTGTGTACTTTCTGAGTCCCGGTTGTCGGCGGGTTCCGTTGGAGAGTTTGTGGAGGAGGATGGTCTCTTGGTGTCCCGGTGCCAGTGCAGGTTTCACTGTACTTGCCCCTGGCTTTAGGCCCGGCAGTTCCGTTGGGACCTTTCCTCAATTTCTGAGTGAGCGTCGTTGCCATGGTTTTCGTGGTTGGCGACCGGAGGGGACGGTAGATCCGCGTGTGGTGTAGGGCGGGGCCGCAGGCCCGTCGAGACCCTAGTGAGTTAGGTTCACTGTCATTGCTCGTCTTCAAAGAGGAGCGCTCCCGTGACCCTGGTCTGTCCGTGTGGCGGCCGGCGGGTATGAAAACCCTGGCGAGAAACCTTCGGGTAAACTCGAGTCGGGGCGTGTAATGACAGTGACGGTATAGCTTGCGTATCCACCCGTTAGGTGATCCGAAACTAACCGGAAAACAGTTTCTTCGTGAAGTTGGGTAGAAACTGGTCCGAAAGGGCCAGTGGAGCTATCCCACACGATGACCTGTAGCGCGACGTGCTCAGCGTTAGAGCCATGTTGGGCGTGTTGTAGGACACCCTGCCTTGGCGAAGGGAAGGTTGCTTCCGTT